TCAGGTAGCCCAGGGTTCCAACGTCTGCGTTGTTGGCGGCAATGTCAGACTCAAGGCCAACGATGTGGGCCCAGGTGGGTGCCAATCCGTCGGTGCCACCCACTTGCGATGCGGTGACCGCAGTCAAGATGCCTGTGGGCTCATTGCCTGAGCCTGCGCCGTTGATGGCGGCGGCTTGGATGCCAAGGCCGATGATGGTGGCCAGGTCGCGCGTGACCATGTTTTGCACATCAAGGCTTGACTGCAAAATCAACTGGCGGCTGATGTCGGTGTATGCGCCGATTGTTTTAGGCGACATAGTGACCTGTGCCAGCGTTTGCTGGCTCTCAGTAGGCGCGCCGTTTTCTGCAACCCAGTACGCGGTGCCTGCGCCGGACAATTTCGGAATGGCAATGTTTCCCTGCAGGCCCGACAAAAACACCGCACCAGCCTTATCGATCACCATGGCGTTGCGCAGGATGTCGATAAAGCCGCGCAGCTCAGTAGCCACGCTGTAGCCGCCTGCGTTAGCGGTGCCTGCGGTCAGGTCACGGCGTTGCACGTCGCTGGGCAGGTAAAAACCACCAGCGGCGCGGCCCATTTTCTTGGCGACTTCTTGGCTGCATTCAAATTCAAATGCGGCGGCGGCTCTAGCCTGTGCGTTGTTGGGGTTTGCCAGGGCGTTGATGCCGTGCAAAATGTTAAAGCTGCGCACCTCTTTGGCGCTCATGCCAATGTCGCTGGTGGGCATTGGCTTCTTTGCCAGCTCGCGCAAGGCCTCGGTTTGGAATTGCTCGGTGGTGTGACCGGCTTGGATTGATTTCATTGCCAGTTCGCCCAAGCCCATTTGGGAGCCCATGGCTGCGATTTCGGCGGGGTGGTTGCGGGTGGCAACGGTGGTGACGTCTGTCATGATGGTTTTCTCGCTTTCGGATGGAGTGGATACAGGGTTGGTTTCGGTTTCGGTGCTGCTTTTCTCGGCTTGGGCTTCGGTTTGTTCGCCGTCCATAGGCTCGCATTCGTCGTCTTTGGCTTCGGTCTGCCACACCGTCACTTGCACGGTGAGGTCTTTTTGCGCTGCATCCGGCAGGGCGGCAGCGCTGCGGCCCACTCCGGCGTTGATGTCAGCAGGTACAGCAGTGAGCGTTAGCTCGTAAGGCTCCCAGTCGGTCACGCGGTATGTCCCCACACCGTCGTTTTCCGATTCAAGGATGGCTTTGTGGATTAGGTAGCCCACGCTGACGTTGTTGCGGATTCCGTCCGCCACGTCTGCAAAGATTTCCTGAGCCCGCGCGCTCTTGCCAAAGCGCACTACGGCGCGAACTTTGCGGTCTGCGCCGAATGAAAAGGATTCGACCACGCCAACTACATCACGCGCGTCGTGGTCCATGATGAGATTGCAGCCTGCTTTGAGGCGCTGGGTGCGCACGCTTGTCGGTGCGCAGTCCAAAACCTCGACGCCCCAATAGCGTTCATAGGCGGTTTCGGTGGCAAAGCACAAATCAACCGTGTTGGCGTCGGCGTTGACGGTGGCGCGCTCAAAACTGAGTTCCCGCACTGCCCGGCCATGCTCTTTATTCAAAGCGGCGCGGATGGCTTCGGGGATGTGTTTGGCTTTGCTCATGGGGTGTATTGGATGGTGGGTAGGTGAAACTTTTTAAGACAAAGAAATTTCACTTTTTGGGTTTTTTTGTGCTGGCTGCAGTCGCGTCTTCTGGGTCGTCGTCAGACACGGGCATGCTGCCCGGCGCTGCGTCATAGGCCGGGAGCTTTACGCCCAGTGCTTGGGCGGATTTGTTGGCCTCGGCAATGGCAATCAGGGTGTCTTCAAAGTCGTAGCCCATGCTGGCAGCAATGTCCTGCGGGGCCAAAATGCCAGCGCGCACGCCCATAATCTTGGCTTCCATGTCTTTTTTCGGGTCTACCCAGTCCCAGCGGCGCGGCTGCCATTCGTGGGCCACAAACTTGTTGAACTTGGAGCCCGGCAGCGTAGATCCGTTTTCCAACGTGATGGCACCCGACAGCAGCGCGCTGCGCATCCACAGCGGGTAAATGCGTTCCATGAATGCGGCAATAAACCACTCTTGCTCGGCGCTCCAGCGGTCGCGCTCTTCAATGGTGCCGCTACGAATGCTGGAAAAGTTGACGCCCTCAAGGTCATTGGCGAGGCCGTGGTAGGCCACGCCCCAGCCGCTGGCGATGCGCTGCAGTGTGGTCTTGACAAAAGGCCCAAATACCTCGTTGGGATACTTGGATTCATGCGCCTGAAATCCAACGCCGGTTGGCAGTGTGTCGTACACGCCCGGCTGGCTGGTCATGATGGTTTGCTGGTTTTCGTCCTGCGTGCCGATGTTGGGGGCCAAGCCATCGGGCGTGGTAAAAAATCCGTAGTGGTTGGCTCCATGCTCTGCAGCCAGCAGTGCAGCCAGCCCAAAGCCACCCAAGTGATGCAGGCTGAGCATGCCGGGTGCCATCCAGGGGAATCCGCGCACTTGGTCGGCTTGCGTCACCTTAAAACCGTGGATCAGCTCTTCGGCTGGGATGCGCACCAGGCGGCGGCTGGTGCGTTGGCCGTCATTGGGGTGGCCTTCAAAAATGTGCAGGGCTACGGGGCGGCGGTAGGCGTTAAGTTCCACACCCATGATGACGGTGTTGCCACCCAGCGTGGTGTTGTAGGTGGTATCAATGCGGTCCACATCGAGGCGCTGCAGCGCAAAGTTGAATTCGTTTTGCGCATCAGGTCCAGTGACCATGCGCACCAAAAATTCACCATCTGCGGGGAGGGACTCAACAAGGCTTGAGCAAAAATCCCGGAAGTGCTGGCGGCCTGACACGTCGCACACAGTGCCCCAGCGTTTCCAAGCGGACTCAATGGCGTTGTTTGCGCCCCGGTCTTGCTTGCCGCCTTGGTCGATCACCTTGGCCTGCAGGCGGATGCCGCTTGGGCCAATGATGTTGTCACCGCACATGCGGCAAAACTTGGCGGCATAGTCGTTGTTGTGGCGCAGGTCACGCCCACGGGTGCGCAGGCGGTCAAGGTCGCTTTGCAGCTCTTGGTTAATGCTGCTCTCCAGCGTCAACCAGTTGGCGGTGGTGTGGTCTACGCGGGCGGCGTGAAAGCGGCGGGTTTGCGCCTTGCCAGCCGGGGTGAACAGTTTGCGCACGGCAGACACCGCGCGGGCAAGCATTGGGGTTTGGCTCATGGCTTAAACGTGGCGCACGTAAATGCGGCCAGGGTTGGACAGACCTGCAGCGGCGCGGGTGGCGGCGTCTTCGCGGGCAACGTCCACGCGGTAACGGTCACGCAACACAAGCAGGTCAGTAACGGGTATGAATTTCATCTTGCGCCCGGCAATCTCGTATTCAGCCGTGGCGCTGGTGCTGCGCCCCTCCAGCGTGGCCTCGATGGCCTCCAGCGTGCGGCGGGCTTGGCTGCGGGTGTCAGTGATGGCGGCAAAACTCTTGGCAATCGTCACGCGCCCGGTGCCAACGGTGTAAACCTCGCCAGCTTTGCTGGCGCGTGCGCGCCAGTCGTAGGCCCCGGCCACATAACCCACGCTGGTGGCGGCGGCAATGGTGACAAGGTGGTCTGCCCCGCTGGCTGCAGCCGTTACGGTGTAACGGTATGCACTGTTGACCAGCTCATAAGTCAACACCCAGCTATCGTTTGCCGGGTAGTCTGCCAGGGCACGCACCCATTTGATGGTGTCGCCCGGCGTGATGATGGTGGGTTCGGTGGTGGGTATTGATGCAGTCACGCGCCGATATTCAGCGGCTTAGGTGAAACTTTTTAAGACAAAGAAATTTCACCCGGCACGGTTCAAAACTAGCGTTTGGTGTTGTTGGTGCGCAGTGCGCCCACAATTTGGAGAACGCGGCGCTCTGTCAACCCCTCGGCTTTTGCCATGTAAGCAATATGCCGCCCTTGCTGGTAGGCGCGCATGATGCGGCTATTGCGTTCGCTGTGTAGCCTGTGGTCTGCCTCGCCACGGCGGCGCTGGATGTACACGCGGTCGCCGCCCCAAGTACCGCGAAGGTCTTTTTCTAAAGTCGCCAGCACTTTCTCGCGGGCATCCGAAAGTTTCTCAAGCAACGGGGCCACGCGCTGCAGCATGTCGGTGATGATGTCGCAGGCGTCCGGGTGGGTTTGGGTGCTGGTGGTTTTTTGCATAGTTACCAAATACGTTGAGGAGTGGGTTGGCGATAGATGCGCTGGGGCGCGGGTTTGGGTCGGTTGGCTGACTGCGGCGTTTGTATGGGGGGGGTGTTTGGGGTCGTTTCTATGGGCTTAACGCTATTATTTTCATAGCTGGTCGCGCACGTATCTATTGCGGCGACGGCTGTTTTTGTATTAATTTCTGGGCTTGTTTCGGTTTCGGTGGCAAACAGGCTGATCTGGTTTGGGTTGAGTGCAGCGGCCAACTTGTCCCAGTGCGGATCACTCAGTTTGTGCAGCCCCAGATACTGCGCGGCGGCGGTGTTGTAGACCATCAGGTCAAGCACTTCGTTTCGGTCGGCTTGCTTTTTCTCCCAGCGGCTCACGCGGTGGCCGTGTTTCCACAGGGTCACGCGGTATTCAGCGGTGATCTGGCGGTAAAAGTCTTCAGTGAGCTGGTGGCTAAAGTGAATCTGCCCGACGCCAGAGGCAACGCGCCATCGGTTGGCCAGATAGTCTTTGGCGGTGTCGGTGCCAACAGACCAAAGTTCCGCGCCCATGGGTTCAACGCGGCCATTCCAACGCACCTCTACCTTGCTGGGCTTGCTGCTCAGGATTGGACGGCCCGGCTTGCTTGCGCCTTTGATGGCGTAGATGTGCCGGTGGCGCTTGGTGCGGGTGTAGTTGTAGACCTCTTGCGTGGCGTTGCCGCCCGAGTCAACAAACGCGGCTTTGATGGCGAGGGTTTGGCCGTAGGCGTGGGGGTAGCGGGTTTGTAGCAGGGCATCTAGCCGGGCCCAGGTTTGCAGGTCGGCAGGGTCGCCGCGCACCACTTGGTAGTCAATCACCCACGCCTCCAAGCCACGGCCCCAGCCGATGACCAGCATTTCTAGCCGGTCGGCTTGGGTGTCCACGGTGGCGGTCAGGCACAACACGCCTGCCGGGCAGGTGCCAAGCTTGTACGGCTCGGCCCGGGCCATGAGTTCCTCGGCCTTGGTTTGCTCTTTTTGGCGCTCCCAGCTTTTGGCCAGCCGGGTGTTGTAGAAGGCGATCATGGCTTCTTCTGAGCCTTCGTCCAGCTTGGCTTTGGCTTTGTCGTACTCTCGTTTGAGGGCGATCCAGGGCAGCCAGCCGTA